AACTTTTTTGTGGATCCTGACTTAGATGATAACATCGCAGTTGACAGTTTCACTCAAGATGCTATTTTTGATAGCGGAAGACAGACTGTGAGAGTTTACTTTACGCCTGATGCCAAGTTGGTATCAGATCGAGATGGACAAGAGAGGAACGTGTTTGTAGATCAGAATTCTGATGGCAAATATAAAATACACTTTATCAATCTAGATTTGCAGAAATCAACAACAGCAGAAATTTACATAAACAATGTTGAAGGGCCATCGTAAAAATACAAATTTACGTTGACTTCATTTTGTGAATATTTACAGACCAGGAGTAACTAACAATGGGTTTTCTTGATCATTCAACTAATAACATTATTATCGACGCAGTGCTGACTGATGCCGGCCGTCGAAAGCTAGCCGACAATAACGGTAGTTTTAAAATTGCATTCTTTTCTTTGGCAGACGACGAGGTGGATTACACTACGATCGAAAAGTTCGGTCGAACCGTTGGTAAAGAAAAAATTACTAAAAACACACCTGTATTTGAGGCTCAGACAAAGGGCGACTTGGCTTTGAAGCACCGTTTGCTCACGCTGCCAGATCCAACAATTATTAGGCTTCCTACGCTTTCCATTGTTGGCTCGGATAGTCTAACAAATAACGTGATTAGCTTTACTAAAAATGCAAATACTAAAAACAATGTCAAGGTAGAACAGAGGATCGATTCTGAGACTAGAATCCCAGATGGAACTAGCGATGTGACTTTTACCGTATTCGTTCCAGATCGTTTTCTCACCATCGAGAAGGCCACGCCACTTCAGGTTGAGCCTAATTCTCGTATTGCTAGTTACAATATTACTAGAAAGACGACAACTAGTGCCAATGGAGCTCAGACTGATTTTGACTTGCTTTTGAATCCTGGTCTTGATGATACAACGTTCAATGTTTACGGCAACGGAACAACGATCAAAGCCGTTGTTGCTGTCGTCGGTGACCAATCTGGTCTGAGAAAAGAATTCCAAGTTTCGATTTCGAAATAATAGAGGGTAAAAAAGATGGCAAGAGTAGTAGGCGGCAGCTTCAAAAGAATTTCACCAGAAGACATTAAAGTCACACGTTCAGTACTGAACCAGCTTGTAGACGTGATTCAAGAAGACATTTCTGGTTCTTCTACGCGCAGAGCTTATCAAGTTTTTGTGACAGGCGGAATTGGGCCCGGCGTAACGTCTTCTCTGTTCCAGACGGTGTACGATCAAGATTTCACGCTCCAAACTGCTAACCCGGTTCTTGATATGACTGTAGGCCTTTGGTACAGCGGTTCGACAGTACAGGATGCCAAGACCGGTGAGGACAGTGCAGGAAAGCTGTTGTTCCCATCTCAGTCTCTCATGATGCGAGAAAAGGTCGACATTTATCGCCAGTACGCTTCAACTCTCCTAGGAGATGCAGAGCAAGCATTTTACGCACCATTCCAGATAGTTTCAACTCCTGGCGACACTGCCACCAATCGAATAGACAACGCAGTTTTTATGTCTTTCAAGCGTTTGTTTTCTCGAGACGGCATCAAGAGAGAGACGTTCGCTACTAGAATATACCGAAGCGGCTCATCGGCTTCCGCTGCGCCAAATGTGAACGTCACTTCCGTAGACGGATCTGCTATTTTCACCGATATCGGCGCCTCAACATCTCAGGAAAGAACGTTTGGTGGTGCAGTTGGAAACATTAAGAATGCTGCTAATACTAATGAGACTGTTGGCTTGATCTTTTATGATGCCGGCACAGTAGTATTGGATGCAAATACGATTTTCTCTGGCTCTCAAAGAATGTCGGGCACAATTGATGCCATGGCATCCGGAGGCACTGCGGTCATAGGCTCGCTAGCTGGAAATCCAGATGCTAAATTGATTCCTGACTTTTTCGTGTCAGCATCTATCGATGATATTGTGGACCATGTTGCATCGACTAGATTCCAGTCAGGTTCATTGACAGCAGCAACATTCCAAAATAACACAAACATCAATTCAACTCTCATTTTCTGCCGTGCAACTGCAGATGAGTTCAATTACTCGACTAACCCAACTTTCGTCGATACGACTGGTCGTATTAGAGTTATTGACAATGGTCAGGAAGACGTACAGCGCACATTTACGATGCCAACAACCGTTGGCTTGCATGATGAGTTCGGTAATCTGTTAGCAGTTGCAAAAGTTTCGAGACCGATTGAGAAGAACGATGAGAAGGACATCACGTTCAGAATTCGCTTGGACTTCTAGTCCTTTTTGAGAGGAAACTGTGAGGCACAATGTCGATCATAAAGATCAGTCCGAACAACATCGAGAGGTACACACTACTCGCTAATCCTAGGAGAACATTTTCATCTGCTTCTTCAAATGTTAGTGACATAGTCCCAGCTGGTATAACTGGGACTTTACCTCTTTTTGCAGATGGCACGTCAGCCATGAAAGACGTGTTCGCCGATGTTTCTATCAATGCTTCAGCGTCAAACGATGAACAGATAGAAAACCTGAGAGCAACTGCAATCGAGGCTTCAAAGCAAGGAACAGACTTTTATGGAGCAGCATCTGGCTATCTAGACAAAGTCAACACTCTACCTTCTTCTTCGATGTTTTCGAAAAGGCAGAGTGTGTTGCGCTTTGAGCCTGGCGCTAGATTGAACCCAGATTTCCAAAGAAAGCGTGCAGTTAAGGAAAGCCTGTTCCCATACTACAGGCACATGTATCCGTCTCTGCAGTATTCTTATACGAATTATCACAGTTTGAATTTCGTCACTTGTTCTTCGTTGCCTACAAGTTCTGCTCTCATTTATCCTGCTGGTACCGGCTCGGTAGCACTAGAAGACACAAACTTTTATGCTCCTAGTTCAAGTTTTACTTTTGATTTTTATATAAATCCAAGATATACACAAGAAAATGTTGGCGATGAATTTGGAGCTGGCACGATCCTGCACATGTCATCTTGCTATGCCATCAGCTTGGTTACCGGTACATCTATAGCACCGGATGGAAAGGTAGACGGATATAGATTATTGCTGCAGCTTAGTCAGAGTGCTGAGATACCTCCTAGTAGCATCAATATTTCTGGTGACGCAGTTACAGCACCTGGGGCATCAGCAGATGCTGGATTCTTATTCATATCACCAGATAACAGTTTAAAAAGAAATACATGGCACCATGTAGCTATTCGATGGGGTGGTACTGATATCCAAAACGGAACTGGGTCTTTTGTTATTGATGGTTCTGAGATTTCAGATTTCGTCATTACTTCTGCTTCGGTAATGGCACCAATTCAGACAGCTCCAAATTACCACGATTCAGATGCACTATTCGTTGGAAACTTCTACGAAGGCAGTAATTTTGCTACGCAGCCCATTGCTGGATTTTTTAATTCACAAGCAGCAATTGAGTATGGTGTTATTGATTTTGTTCCTAATGCCAGCCTGAGTGACCCTACAGATTATTCACTAAACCATCCGTTAAATGCTGAAGTTCACGATCTTAAGATATTCAACACATATCGATCTAACCAGCAAATTCTTGCTACTTCGACCAATGGATTTGGTTTTGATCCAAACTTCAGAAGAGCCGGCGTTACTGGGTCAAACACGTTGAGATCCGGATCTTCTGCCGAAGAAGGTTTACTGTTTTATTTACCGCCATTTTTTACGAAAGAATCACCAACTAGGTACATTAATCAGACTCCATTTTTCTATGCAACTGGAACCACAGAAGATCCTTTCAATGTTGCGATGTCATTTGGCGTCGGCGGTCATGAGCTAAATTTGCAAAACTTTACCAGAGAATTTGTTCGCGGATTTTATCCTAGACCTTTGGGGCTTGAGGCTTCCAGGGTAGAAGGAACAACCTCGACAGCTCAAAGCGCAAACTACTGGATCTATGAATCTGGCAGCAATAGAAAAAGAAACATTTCGATTTTGCCTTGCGACAATGGAAAGTTTTATCCTAACTTTCAAATGTTGCTGACTGGCTCTCTAACAAATGCTGCTTCTGGCACTCTTTTAGATCGCTACAAAGACGATTTCGGCGCTTTAGATCTGTCTAGAATAGATTTGAAAGAAATGGTTTCGACAGGCAGTTTGCTGAAAGTAACAGATCCTCAAGATGTGCTTTCTGGAAATTCCTCTGGCTCAATATTGGCTCCTCTTTTTGGCGCAACGCCGGAGGATCCTGGCGTTTCACCAGGAAACATCTTATCTATTCTTCAGCGTACGCAAGATCCTTCGTCTAACGAAGTTGTCTTTTTTGATGTCTCAAACATGTTCTATGGAGACCAAATAAAGCCAGGATCGATTGTGCTATCCGATCTAGCAGTGACAGGCACGTCTGGTAGGGTTCAGATCACCCTGAAAGACGACGGCTATGGTAACCTATACCGTGCAGATTCTAATGGCTCACACGCAACCTGGGCATCTGTGGGTAATGTTATCTATGAGGAAGGAATTTTGGTTGTTAAATCACCTAATCTTCCTCTGTTCGGCTCAGATGCATGGGAATTGAGTTTTGAAGGTCAAAGAAATATCCACGTTTTGGAAGTTAGCGTTCTAGCAGATAAAGGGCTAATCAACTCTTCATCCAATCCGACCTACCGGAAGATGATACCAACCGATAGTCCTAGCGAAACTGCATCGGATTTTGTTTACCTTACTGGTTTACAGCTTCATGATGATAATCTAAACGTCATTGCTCGAGCAAATCTGGCGCAGCCTGTAGTCAAGAGAGACGGCGATAGATTTACAATTAAGCTTAGGATGGATTTTTGATTATTATCGGCCTGGATATTTCAACTTCAAACATTGGCATATGCGCCATCGACTCAGAAGCACCTCTTGGCAAAAAGCTTCTAGGAGCAATTGGTTTACAGCTTTCTAAAACGAAAGGGTTATTTGCTAAAGCTGAATTGTTTCGATCTAGTCTAATTGAATTTGTTTCAAAAATTGGCGTGGAAGTCGATGCAATAGTCATCGAAGAATCTTTACAGGCTTTCAGAAGAAACATGTCATCTGCCGGCACAATAGCGAAATTAAACCGATTCAACGGTATAGTCAGCTATATTGCTAGATCCGAAATCGGCGTTCCTCTCTATGCTGCAAACGTCGTGTCTTCTAGAAAGCAAATAGGTCTCAAGTTGATCAAAAAATCCCCAGTCAACACGAAAGATCAAGTTCTCAAATGGGTTAAGGAACATGCCGAAATGGAGAGTTTCGATTGGCCTAAAAAAACTTTGAAAAGTGGTCCGTCAAAAGGCGAGGTTCGAGATGAAGTTTTTTGCTACGATATCGCTGATGCTTTCGTTGTTGCTTTTTGGGGAGCTAAAAATTTGAAAAATGACATGCTTGATGCAAATAATGCATAGTGCATTTTACAAAATCAAAAAGAAAGCAGCTTTTACGTAACGCATTTGGCGAAGGTCATGTCGATGCATCTGAAAAAGACATGTCGCTTCACTGTCCAAAGTGTAATGACGGGCGACGAGACAAATATAAGCTTATAGTGCATTTGGAGACCGGTTGGTTTCACTGTTGGGTTTGCGGCCTGTCAGGCAAAAACATTTCTTACTTGTTTAGAAAATTTGCTCCTTCGTATTTCAGGGAATGCTGCGAACTTTTTGAAGTCAAAAATACTTCACAAAAAGTTTCAGATGAGCCAGTAGTTGAACCGGTAAAATTGCCAGATGATGCGATGTTAGTATTAGATTCCAAAGATCCGGATGCTAGGTCTATAGTCGCTTACTTGAAGGGCCGAGGCATGTCGAATATTGACATCTATAGATGGAGAGTTTGTTTTTCTAACGAGTTCAGATTTAGGAGAAAGGCTATTTTTCCTTCTTTCGATGCAGATGGAAAATTAAATTACTATGTTGCCAGATCGATAGATGATACCAAATTCAAGTATTCAAATGCCAAAGTTGCAAAGTCTACCATCATCTTTAACGAGTTGGATATAGACTGGCGTCAGCCAGTAATCTTGGTGGAAGGAGTGTTTGATGCCATCAAATGTCCGGACAATACAGTTCCAGTGCTAGGATCGACGTTGCCAAAGAGCTCTTTGCTTCATAAAAAACTCAGCAAATATCAGACTCCTGTAATAGTTGCTTTTGATGAAGACGCTGAACAAAAAGCTCACAGGGTTTGTGGATCATTGGCCAAGGCCGGCTGTGACGTTTATAAAGCGAAAATATCTGGCGGCGATCTAGGTAGCAAGAAAAAAGAAGAAGCCATGGCTTCACTAGAAACCACGCAGAAGTGGACTACAGAATCTCTAATAACACATAAAATTTCTTCAATCAAAAGTGGATCGATATTATGATTAAAATTGCTCATTTCGGCGACGTGCATTGGCGCAGCCTCACAAGACACGAAGAATATCGAAAGTCGTTTGAAGATGCATTTGAAAAAATGCGTGTGCTTAAGCCAGATTATATTCTCATCGCTGGTGACATCGTACATTCAAAGACGCAAGGGATTTCTCCGGAACTTATCAGCAATTTGACATGGTGGTTCCGCGAGATGTCAAAAATTGCAGAAGTGCACGTCACGCTTGGCAATCACGACGGCTTGATCCTAAATCCAGACCGTGAAGATGCAATTACGCCTATTGTCAATGCAATCGATGATAACAACATCAAGCTTTACAAAAAGTCTGGCATTTATCCACTGACAAAAGATTACAACCTGTGCGTTTTTAGTTGCTTTGATGAAGATGGCTGGGAAAGCGTAAAGCCCGAGAATGGAAAGACTAATATTGCTACCTTTCATGGGCCGGTTAATGGTTCACATACGGACGAAAACTGGAACTTAGAAGGCAGCGTAAATGTCAGCTTCTTTGACGGTTTTGATTATATTTTGCTAGGCGATATCCACAAACAGCAATTTATTACTCCTAGAATGGCTTACTGCGGATCAACAATTCAACAGAACTATGGCGAACTTCCAGGAAAAGGGTTTTTATTTTGGGCAATAGAAGGCCAAGATTTTAAATCTAAGCATATTCCAGTTGCTCATGATTTTCCTTTTGTGACTCTAGAATATGAGAATGATATCGATGCAATTCAAACTCAAGCCGAAACTTATCCGGAAAAATCTAGATTTAGAATTAGAGTAAAGGATTCTGTCAATCAGGCAGAAAGAACCCAGATTCGAGCAGCTATTAAAAGTGTATCAACTCCGAGTGAAATTGTCTTCAAGAGCGAGACGGATGAAGTTTCAAACCAAATATCTGAAACTATACTAGAAGACAATGAGACTTTGAGCGATGCTGTTTCGGTTTGGAAATTAGTGCAAGACTACTATTCAGAATCTGAATTAGAACAAAAAACTTTAGACCGAATGCAGCGAGCACTTATGCAAGCTTGGGGCAAAGCTGAAATTGATGAAGACGTTGCTTCTGGTAGATGGTCTGTTAAGAAAATTGAGTTCGATAATGTCTTTGGATACGGAGAAGACAATGTAGTCAATTTTGAATCTACTAGTGGAATAACTGGTATTTTTGGAAAAAACAGGAGCGGCAAATCTTCTATTTGCGGCGCTTTGACTTACGCGCTATTCAACGGCACCGACCGCGGTCCAATGAAAAATATCCATGTTGTTAATGCCAGAAAGAATCACTGCAAAGTTCGAGCGGTTGTTTCTAAGAAAGGCAACAACATGTTGGTAGAAAGGCAGACAGTCAAGAGGACTAACAGAAAAGGTCAAGTTAGTGCAGCAACTCATTTAAATTTATTCGAATGCGACGATACCGGAACTCCAATCAGAGATTTATCTGATGAGCAGCGCCGCCAAACAGAAAAAATTCTACGGAGCCACATTGGAACTCTAGATGATTTTCTGATGACTTCATTGGCTAGCCAAGGCGACATTAACCGGTTTGTCAAGAAAGGTTCAGCTGAGAGAAAGGCAATATTGGCCAAATTTTTGCGACTCGATATTTTAGAAAATCTGCAAAAAGTCTTGAAAACAGAACTTTCTGTTGCTAAAGCCACACTGGCAAAAATTCCTGAGAAAGAATTTGACACCCAGATCTTTGATAAAAAATCTCAGATCATTGCAAGAAAGTCTGACAGGCAAAATGCTCAAGAAACTATTGCTAAAATCAGCGAAATCCTCTCTGCTATCGACAGTGCCCTTAAGAGTGATAGTGATCAGCAGTACACAGATCTAGAAGTTGCCGATCAAGAAAATTTAGTTGCAGAAATTAGCAATAGCTTAGAAGATGTCAGCGGAAATTTGCAGACTTTTTCTATCGAAAAAGAGACTCTAGAGTCTAGGTTGACCGAAGTATTGGATAAGCTGCAAGAGCATGACTACAAAGCTTTGCGCGAAGCCAAAGTTCAGATTGACGATACAGAAAGAAATCTTCTAATAGCCGGCAACAAAGTTGATCAGCAAACTTCTGAACTAAAAGCCAGCAAGAAAGAAGTCAAGCGGTTGAATGATGTGCCTTGCGGATATACATTTCCAATGTGCAAATACATCGTCAGTGCTAGAAAGGCCGAAAATTCTTTATTAGAAAAACAAGAAAATCTCAAAAGTGTCAAAAAACATGTTTCAGCTCTTAAGTCTGAGCTCAAGAAATTAGTTGCTAAAAATGTTGATGAAAAATTAGCAGAAAAATCTAAGCTAGATCAAAAAGTTAATCACCTCAAGCAGGAAATAGCTAAAAATGAACTAGCAGTCCTGAAGGCAGAAACCAGGAAAAAGCAGCTGGAAAATAGAAAATCAGAAGCTCAGGCTCTCCTGGACACCATGAAAATGAACATGTGTGATGAAGAAACAGCTGAGCAGCGCAAAACCTTGATTGAAAAAAGAAAGAAAGCAGAGCAAAAGCTCCAAGAAGCCCAGAAAAAAGTGCAATTTTTGTCAGAAAAGATTGGGCTTCTAACTGCCGAAGTAGAACAGTTAGGCAAAGACAAAAAGTCGTATGAGGAAAATAATTTCCACCATAATGCCATCAATTTGCTTCACAAATCCCTGGGCAGAGATGGAATTCCACTACAGATTGTCAAGAAGAAATTGCCTATAATCAATCACGAGATTGCCAATATTCTAACTGGCGTGACCGGTTTTACTGTCGAGCTAGAATCAGATGACAAAGGAATGGACATTATTCTTGACTACGGAGATTCTCGGCGAGTTATAGAAGTCTGTAGTGGTATGGAAAAAATGATGGCATCTTTGGCAATACGAACTGCACTAATAAGAGTTTCTAGTTTGCCTAAATCAGACACTCTCATCATCGACGAAGGCTTTGGTGCTCTTGATGCTTCCAACATTGAAGCATGCACGTCTTTGCTCAGAAGCTTAACAAAAACATTCAGATCTATTATTATCATTTCGCACGTAGATACAGTGAAAGATGTAGTTGATAATGTCATCGAAATTTCAACAGACAATAGGCACGACTCGAAAGTCACCTTCTTATAAGGGTAGCTATCGAGTCGTCGTAGAGGCTTACGAGCCGGCCCATAGTTGCCCAGTTTGCGAAAGTGTATTCAGAGACGATGTAGATCTAAAGAATTTTTTTGACAGGGGTGCGTGTGCTGAATGCGTAGATACTTACTACTATCCGAACGCTGAACTCTGGGATGATGAGGGATGGCGTCCCGATCTAAAAGGTGATAAAAATGACGTTTGATGAAGTCAACATTTTAGGCAATTTGATTAATACCACATATGGAAAATCTTCGTCTCCAGCAGGCGATTATTCGATCAAGTGTGACATGGCCGGTGATACTATCACTCTGAAGTACACTACATTGGTTTACTTTGTTTCAGACAGGGGTCTGCGAGATCAGGTTGTCAAATGTTCCGAAGAGGCTCGCAGTAGACTAGATAAATTTTTGGCCAATCTGAAGAGTGACTTTAGAGAAGCTTCTGGTTCTACGCTTACAACTGAAATGACTGCACACGCAGACAACGTTGAGTTGATCCAGTCTACATCGAACTCACCACGTCAGATTGCATACTACAGGATGAATCATACCCTGACAGTGGGATAAAATGGCAGGTCCCACATCCTCACAAGCCAAAGAGATAGTTAGGTGCGGCAAGGATCCAGTTTATTTTATCAACAAATACGCTAAGATCCAGCACCCGACTCGCGGCACAATACCTTTCAACACTTACGACTTTCAAGATGATTGTGTTCGAGCTTATATCGAACATAGATTCAATATCATAGTAAAGTCTAGGCAGTTAGGTCTGTCGACAGTATCGGCTATCTATGCAGTCTGGTTAGCTATATTTTATCGTGATAAGAATATTCTAGTCATTGCAACCAAGTTAGCAGTTGCACAGAACTTCATTAGAAAAGTAAAAGTTGCTTTGGATGCATTGCCAAAGTGGCTTGTGATGCCATCAATTCGCGAAAGAACAAAGACGCACGTCGCTTTCACCAACGGTTCACAGATCAAAGCCGTCCCGACTTCTGAAGATGCAGGTCGTTCCGAAGCTCTATCGATGCTAATCATCGATGAGGCTGCATTCATTCGAAATTTTGATGAACTTTGGATGGGTTTGTATTCTACTCTGTCGACTGGTGGTCGTGCTGCAATTATTAGTACACCAAATGGCATCGGTGGCATGTACCACAAATTGGCAGAGGAAGCCAAAGCCGGCAAGAACGATTTCAATTACATTGAGCTGCCATGGTTTGTCCACCCAGAAAGAGACCAGGCTTGGTTCGACAAAGAATGTCGAAACATGTCCAAAAAACAAGTTGCGCAAGAGCTCCTATGCGACTTTTCAGCTTCTGGTGACACTTTCGTTGCTTCCGAAATCGTGGAAATGCTGCGCATGCAAATTGAGACTCCCATCGAAAAGTGGGGTCCGGATGGCGGTGTTTGGCAGTGGAAATACCCAGGCAAAGAAGATGAGTACGTCATCTCTGCAGACGTAGCAAGAGGCGACGGCGGAGACTATTCTACCTTCCAAGTGATTGATCGAAAGACCTGTGAACAGATTGCTGAGTTTAGAGGCAGGATACCACCAGATCAGTTCGGTGTGCTGTTAGCCGAAGCTGGTAGAAGATTTAATGATGCCTTAGTTTGTCCTGAAAATAACACTTTTGGTTATACCACAATCTTGAAACTAGTTGAGCTAGGCTACAAAAATCTTTATTTCAAATCGGCAAAAGATAAGTTCAACATTCTCTACGGTTCTGATCCGTCGGCATCGATTGGCAAGATAGGATTCCAGACCAATGCAGCTACTAGAGGGCCTATCCTTACATTGTTAGAAGAAAGGCTTCGAAATAGAACGCTAAAGGTGAGGTCTGGACGGCTCGTAGAGGAACTAAAGACTTTTGTTTGGAAAGGTAACAAGGCGCAGGCAAAGAAAGGCACGTATGATGATCTGGTCATGGCATTGGCCATTGGCAATTCACTAGTAGAGGCCGGTGGAGTTCATGCTTCAAAAAATGTTGATATGGCCAAGGCAATGCTTGCTGGATTTGGAGTTAACTCCCAGCCTAAAAACCAGCTCAAGCCAATCAAACATTACAATGGTGCCAATCCGATGATTCCGATGCCGGCCGATGCTTACGCTTCATCTCGTAGATCTGAGGACGATTTAGAAGAATTTTCTTGGCTTGTCAAGTAACGAAATTAGAATTTTTCATATAATACCCAGATGAGATATTTAGTCATCAGGAGTAAACGTGGCAGATAACAAAGGATCACTCTTTACTAGGCTAACCAAACTGTTCCGATCAGGACCGGTTGTTCGCAGAAAAGTAAGAGATTACAGCCAGCCAGGCGCTTCTTCGGCGCTCGAGGTTTTTCGAAAAGCGCATAGTGACGTTTATAACAGCACTTTAAGCGCTTACGGTGCATTCGATCGCATGTCTCGCTACAGTGATTTTAGCGAGATGGAAGCAACGCCAGAAATCGGTTCAGCGCTTGACATCTACGCAGAAGAGACTGTGAGCGGTGACGACAAAGGCAGAGTGCTCCACATCTATTCAGAAAACAACAGAATCCAAGAGATTCTGGAAGAGCTCTTTTACGACGTTCTTAATGTTGACTTCAACTTGGTAATGTGGGCCAGAAACCTGTGCAAGTACGGAGACTTTTTTCTTTTCAATGACATCTCACCAGAGTACGGTGTCATTAATGCTTATCCCATTGCAATCAGCGAGATCGAAAGAGAGGAAGGCTTTGATGCCGAAGATCCGATGGCGGTTAGATTCAGGTGGATCACGCAAGGCAATCAATTGCTGGAAAACTGGCAAGTCAGTCACTTTCGACTCTTGGGTAACGATGCCTTCTTACCTTACGGTTCATCAGTATTAGAGTCTGCTCGTCGAATCTGGCGCCAACTAATTCTGATGGAAGACGCAATGCTTGTCTATCGAGTCATTCGCGCTCCAGAACGTCGCGTCTTTTACATTGATGTTGGTAACATTGCACCAGAAGAGATCGAAAACTATATGCAGCAGGCGCAATCTTCTCTGAAGCGTCAACCCGTCGTGGACAAGACAAATGGTAAGGTTGACTATCGTTACAATCCTTATTCAGTTGATGAAGATTACTTTTTGCCTGTTCGAGGCGGCGAGAGTGGCACGCGTATCGACACGCTAGCTGGTGGTCAAAACGCCGCGGCAATCGAAGACGTACAATACATTCAGAAGAAACTTTTTGCTGCCCTGAAGATCCCGCGCGCATATCTCGGATATGATGAAGACGTCGGTGCGAAAGCCACCTTGGCTCAAGAGGATATTAGATTTTCTCGTACTATTACGCGAATTCAAAAGACTATTATTGCTGAACTCAACAAGCTAGCAATGATTCATTTGTATTGCCATGGTTTTGAGGGTGAAGATCTCGCTGATTTCAATCTGAGATTGACCAATCCTTCTTCAGTTGCTCAGCAGCAAAAATTGCAACTGATCCAATCTCAGTTTGAAATTGCCGGCGCAGCTCCTGAAGGGGTGGTCGACAGAGCTTGGATCCGAAGAAATATTCTTGGTTTGACAAATGAAGAAATCGGCCTAATCAAAGAAGGCCGTGTTGTCGATAAAGTCGAAGATGCTGAAGTTGAAGCAGCCGCAGCTGCTGCAACTGCCAAAGCAGAAGCTGGCGAAGAAGCTGGCGGCGAAGAAGCTGGCGGACTTTTCTCCGGGGACAGACCTGAAGGCGATCTACTAATCGCCAATCCTGGAACCGGAGCTAGTGAAGAAGATTCTGAAGAAGATTTCGACGACTATCACCTGAATCTTTCCATGGATGACGAAGACGCTCCGGACAAAATGGAAAAACGATTGAATGTTTTCGGTGGCCCAATCAAGGCCAGCAGAAAAATTACAAATGGCCCGGGCTCAACACATATGCCTGATTTAGCCAAAATGGTTTCAGTAGGCAAGCATGGCCGAAACCAAGACTCTATGAACAAACCATTTGATGATGATTTCATTTTCAGCGCACTACCTGAGCAGCAGGAAAATGCGACTGAAAAACCTAGACTTACTGATGACATGCAAAGAATGATGATGTCAATGGGGAACATGATAAATATTCCTAAGAAGTCTTTACTTTCAGAACTATACGTGGGAGATGACCAAAGTGGCGAAGCATAATAAAAAACGCAACGTCGGTTTGATTCACGAGCAGCTGGTAAGGTATGTCGCCTCGTCGCTGATCGCTGAAGACAAATCGGCGGCAGAAAAAGCAGTACAGATTGTTGCTAAACATTTCAAGCCTGGCACCGAACTCTACAGGGAGTTTCGGTTATTCAATGCTCTAATCAATATGCCAGTAGGATCTAGATCTCTGGCAGAGAGAATTTTGGCTGAGAGCAAGAAGGCAGCCAGTTCGCACGATCCTCAACAGCTCAGGCAAGAAAAGTCTTTGTTAATTAAGGACATCAATACTGGGCTGGCAGAGTCTCGTAGATTTTACGATATCAAGATTGAGAACTATCGTCTCTTTGCAACTGTGCAAACTATGTTGAATGAGTGGAGAGGAAAAGACAAACTAGACCTAACCACAAGAGCAACGTACGAAGAGCAACTCGTTGACTGGCTAGCTAGATCTACAGAAGAAAATCTGCAAGAGAAGATGGATGTAGATCCACTAGTCCAAAAGCTCATGTATCAAAAATTTGAGTCAAAATACAAAGAGCAGCTGAGTGACAGCCAAAAAAATATTCTTGAGTGTTCTATTCTAGGAACAGATAGCGAGTTTATTGAAATTATCAAAGAGACGAAAATTCGTGCATTGTCTGAATTAGATGCGTATGAAAAAGTCTGCGACAATAGGCTGTTAAAAGAAAACATTGGCGGAGTGCGTAAGAGCATTGAGTCTCTGCCTGAAGAAAAGACCGACGTGGTCATTGCTAAGACTCTGCACCTCGTACACTTGATTGAGGAGATGAAGACCGATGAGCGATAGAAAACTACTCACGGAATGGCTAGCCTTTGATTATTCGCCTGATCAGATCAAAGAAAGTCGCGAGCTCAATAATGGCAAGATTGTCATGAAAGGCATTCTGCAAAAAGCAAACACACTTAACCAGAATGGCAGAATTTATCCGCAAGAAATTCTGGAGCGTGAAGTTCGCAACTACCAAAAGTTCATCAAGGAAAACCGAGCTCTTGGTGAGTGTGACCACCCAGATTCATCAGTTGTAGAGCTCAAGAATGCTTCGCACATTATCCGTGAGGCTTATATGGACGAAGGAGTCTGTTACGGCACAGTTGAGCTGTTAGACACGCCTTCAGGTAAAATCCTGCAGAGTCTGGTTGAGTCTGGCGTGACGCTAGGCATTTCTTCTCGTGGCGTCGGTTCGACTCGACGAGAGGGCGATTACGATGTTGTACAAGACGACTTCCAGCTAATTTGTTGGGACTACGTTTCTGAGCCATCCACTCCAGGTGCGTTCATGATGCGTGAAGGCAAGGATTTTTCTCGCGCAGAGCTAAACAAACATTTCACAAAATCAGATCGTTTGTTTAGATTGTTTAACGACATCAAGGAGTGGAAATGAGTATTAGTTACCCTAGGCCACATCACGGCTCTGCTTCCGAATATCAAGTTCATGGATTTCCTTATGTGACGGGATCTACAGCAACTGAGGTAGGAGCTTCTACGCCAATCAAGGTCTCGTTTCCTTTTGTGACACAGTTTATCCATGTCACCAATATTGGCGCTAATGATTTATATGTTGGCTTCACTGAAAACGGCGTAACCGGCACTGTAACTGCAAACCGATTCGTCGTGCCGGCTTCTGCAGGATCCGAGGTATCTCCTTGCATACCGGTAAAATGCAAAGAGGTCTTTTTCCTAGGAAATGGTGGAACTACCGGATTTACTATTGTTGCTGGCATGACAAATGTCAAAGAGTTTCCAGTCCTGTCAGGTTCAAACGGATTTGATGGAGTAGGATAAAATGGCAAAAGTTACTAAAACGATGCTAAAAGGCATTGTCAAAGAATGTTTGGTAGAGATTCTTTCTGAAGGCTTGGGCGACACAGAAACCATGGTAGAAAGCGTCAAAAGAGCTCCTAAGCGTAGAGTTCAAAAATCTAAATCGATTTTTGATCAAATGGACGAAGCTTTTGAAAAGAAATCTCAACCTTCTGGCAATTCTGCTTTTGACAGCAGAGTCGATCAAGTTGCTTCTGTTGCAACATCTGACCCTGTTCTACAAAGCATTCTTGCAGATACGGCTAGAACTACCTTACAAGAACAAATGAAGCATGAACCCAGGATGCCTTCACATACACCTATGCCGATGCAACAAGGAATGCCTTCACCAGCCGTTGGCCCTGAAGTCTCTGGAGCTGCAGCTGGATTAGATATTAATTCTCTTTTTGGCGAAGCAACTAGGAACTGGGGTGAAGTTCTCGAGAGATCGGAAAGAAAGCTTCCTTAGTGATATTTAGATCTGAACCCTATAAACTTGGGGACAGGAGAAAAAAATGGCAAAAAGAGTAAGAAAAATTACGCCGGCTTTCTTGAAGAAAGTCATCAAAGAAGAGGCAAAGAAACTACAGCTCGAAACGTCTGACCCCATTGAGGCTGGCGTTGAAGATCCAGCAAAGGTCTCAGCTGAGGAGACTGATGCCGATGAGCTAGCAGGTTCACTTGCTAAGGATTTGGATCACATCAAAGCTCTCAAAATTCACGAGCGCCGTCTTGTTAAGAAGATCAAGCAAATTCGTGAAGCAAAGCAGAAGCTTGCAAACCGTATCGCAAAACGCGTATAGTCAGGAGAGATGAGAGATGGCTGAAGCAAATCTAAAAATTAGAACAACGTATTCAAGTGATACAATTGAAGCTGGTGGTTTGGGAGCCGGCGCTGGAGGCGTGGCAAATCAACCCGGCACACGCAATGATGCATCTCTCAAAGCAGCTTTTTCTGGTTCGCCTCTGAAAGGATATTCAGAAGCAAAAATCAAAGCTGGAGGAGAAGCTGACGAGCTAGATTATTCAGACCCTGCTGCTTTGAAAGCTTGGTTCCTCGCAAATGTTGTTAAAGGGAATATTGAAGATAAGTCTTATGGTTTGGGCAACTACAATTTAGACTACGAAGATGCTCCCAATTTGGACGAAGTAGATACTGGAGATGCCGGTTTGCCTGCAACTCCTTACGTACCTAACCCAACGTCTCCCGGCGAAGGCAGCACAAGACCGGCCGATCAAGGAGCAGCATCAGAAGCATTCACGAGCAAGCAGACTCCGAATGGCGCTGCATTTAGAGGCAAAAATATCACGGAGACTGCTAACTTGGCTGATTCGGCAAAAGAAATTGTCGATCGAATTGGCGGATAATAAAAGCTAAAACTATTTCTTATGGCCGGCTTGACTAAAAAATCGGGTTTACCAGCGCCAACTGGTGATCACATTGCAGTTGGCGCAAGAGATAGCAGAAAAGGTTTGGGCTACGGGCAGTTGGAACCAAAATTTCAGCTGCCTAGAGGCCTTAATTCTTCCTACCCCTACCAAGATCCAGACCCTATGGAAGACGAAGAAGCAGAAGTAGACGAAGCTTCTTTGGATGCAATTGGAAAAAAGAGTCTAGATTACTCTCCTACGGATCACATGGCCGCCGGCGGCACAGATCCATTTTACTTTGTCGGCGGAAACACCAAATTATCTGATTGTTTCTGGAGAACAGACGAGGTTTTGTTGGAAATTGCTGCATTTAGTGATTCAATGGTTTCGATGCCACAGTTAAACGCAAAGCGCGGCCCTTCCATGACTGGCTATGGAGCAGCATTTCCTTACCAAGGTGGAGGCGGTACAAATTATCGCCGCACTGGCTCACTACAGGGCTGGTCAAAGTCTCCTCCACTATCAAAAATCGCTGCAGAAGAAGAAGCTGATGAGCTTGATGATGAAGGCGATATTTACTCCCTACGAGATTTGGCAAAAAAAGATTCCGAAGTAGAAGGCGATTTGCCATTTTAGCAGATAGTTAGTTCAAGAGGTGAGCATGTCAAAACTATACGAAGAAGCTTTACTCGATGCTAAAAAGATCAGAGAAGCAGCAGAGCAAGCTGCTAAAGACCGAATCATGGAGTCAATCACTCCTCAAATTCGTCAAATGATCAATAACCGCATCCTGTTCGAGCAAGAAGCAGTTGAAGATATTATGGTCGATCCTGATGAGATCGAGCCCATCGAATTCGACGCACCAGCTGAAGAAGAATTTAGCCTGGACACGATCGTCGATAGCATGCCAGATGGTGACTTGGCAGATGATGCCATGGACGCTGCTGCGCAAGCTGCTGTCGCTGTTTATGCTGATGGTGACGTCAATATCGAAGTTGAACAAGAAGATGAAGATGAAGATGAAGACGATGGCCTAATGACTGATCTGTCGCTTGCTGAATCATTTGCAAAGCTTGTTCGTGATGACTTTGTTCCCGATACGAAGCTGGCAGCCAGAATTGATGCACTGAACGAGCGCGTCAAAAAGCTTAGCGAAGTAATGAATGTCATTAGCGAAAGCAAACTCAATGCTGCGCAAAAGCGTCGGCTGGAAATTAGCTTTATCTCGTTGGTCAAAGAGGCGGTCTCTTTGCAGCAAGAGTTGAAGCATAGTGGAAGAGGTTCTCAGCGCCTCGATCAAAAGCTGAATTCTACCATTAAGGAGATGAGAGAAATGTCAAGCAACTACAAGAAGAACATCTTCGACTTTCTCTTCGAGGCGGAGGATGCTAAGAAGGTCGAGGAAATGCAAGAGATGATGGAGCAAGACGAGGTCGAGGCCGAAGAGGTCGAGGCTGAGGTTGAAGAGCCTGCCGCTGAAGAGCCTGCCGATGTTGACGTCGATGCAGCTTCCGCAGCCCTTGAAGATCTAGGTGCTGCTCTTGGTCTAGACCTTGAGATCACTGAAGAAGAGGAAGAGGAAGAGGAAGAGGAAGAAGAGCTTGATCTCGAAGAGGCAGACATGCACGAGATGATGCGCGAACTCGACGAAATGTACGAGGGCGAGGACATGGAAGAGGCTGAAGACATGGACGAGATGTACGAGATCGACGAGGCTGTGCTTCGACGCGAACTCGCTCGCATGCGCAACGAACGCAAGATCCAAGAGAGCGCTGAGGAAGAGGCTGACCAGTTTGGTGGCGGCGAAGTTCTCGGCGACGTAATTGAGATCGACGAAGATACTTTGATCAACGTACTGGCTGACGAGCTTGGCTCCGTTTCGGAGAGCCGTCGTGCTGCTCGCCGTCCTGCACGAGGAAATGCTGCACGCCGCGCAATGCGTGAGGCTGCTGAGTACAAGAAAGCAGCTACTGAGCTTAAGCAGCAGCTCGTGGAAATGAACCTATTCAATGCAAAGCTTCTTTACGCAAACAAGCTTCTGCAAAACCAAAACTTGACTGTGAAGCAGCAGCGAGCAATTGTCGAGGCCCTAGATAATGCCAAGACGCTTCGTGAGGCTAAGCTTCTATACAAGTCACTCTCTGATTCACTCGCGCGGAGAGGCCAAGGTGGCAAACTTAGCGAGTCTGTAAGAAGGACTCTCGGATCGTCCTCCAGATCAACCCGGTCGGCGCAGCCTGCAAAGACCAAAAGTGGCGTTGAGACGGATAGATGGGCAGTCCTAGCTGGTATCGGCAAGAACTGATCCAAAAACTCTGTTTAGACTAATTCAAAGGAGAATCTAAAATGTCTAGCTTTAATCTTGAAATGCTGACTGAGGGTATCCGCGCACGCCACGTGGGCACTCAGAACAAGCAACTCGTCGAGAAGTGGAACCGCACTGGTCTGCTTCGCGGTCTTGATGGCACCAAGCGAGAGAACATGGCTCGCATGCTTGAGAACCAAGCAGGTCAGGTGCTCAAAGAGGCTTCATCGGTTTCAACCGGTGGTGGTAACCTCACTTCTTCAGGCGACCTTCGTGGTTTCACAAACATCGCCTTCCCAATCGTCCGTCGCGTTTTTGGCGGTCTGATTGCTAACGACCTCGTGTCAATCCAGCCAATGAGCCTGCCTTCTGGCCTGCTCTTCTACTTGGATTACACCTACGGTGGTGCTTTGGCTGGTGATGCTGGAAACGCAGCACCTTACCTTTCAGGCGCTTCGATCTACAACGACCCAGCTGGTTCTGGTGTTCGTTCGGGCTCGCTCGCTGTTGGCGGCCAGTACGACCTGGCTGGCTCCGGCTACTCGCGTGTTTACGGCACGACTGCTGCTGTAACCCTGCTTGCTTCCGGTGCTTTCGCCGACGGTACTGACCTCTCTAACGATGCGAACCTTTTCGCAACCGGTTCTGACGGCCGCTTGATCCAGTTCGATCCGCAGCTTTCAACAGCCATCGAGAACAACAACGATGGTGCTGGCGCTGCTACCGGTAAGGCTGTCTACACTGCTGTTGTTGTGAGCCTTGAGTCCGGTGCAACCAAGTTCGGTAACGCTGACACGACTCTGGTTAAAGAGTTCTCAATTCCTGCTGTTGGTCCTTACAAAGCAATCGGCAACGATATGAACGGTAAGGCAATCCAGGGTGGTACAACTGCAAACATTCGTCGCCTCAACCAGATTGGTCGCTGGGACGGAGCTACCTTTACTCCTGACGGTCTGGTGACTCCTGGTACGACTGGTGCAGCACTGCTTCTGATCGTTTCTGGTGTTAACGACGTTGCTGTTGCTCCTGGTAGCATGGTTGTGACCAAGCCTCTGGCTGCTTCACTCGAGGCTGGCAACGGCGACACTCTCGTCGTGCCTACGTTCGAGTCTGACTTCGGTACAACTCCATCGCCTGCCATCCCTGAGATCGACATCAAGGTGGAGTCAGTTGCTGTTGTTGCTGAGACCCGCAAGCTCCGCGCTCGTTGGTCGCCTGAACTTGCTCAGGACCTGAACGCTTACCACAGCCTCGACGCTGAGGTTGAGCTCACCCAGATCCTCTCCGAGCAGATCGCTCTGGAACTCGACCGCGAGATCCTCAACGACCTTCTCACGCAAGCTGGTGCAGCTAACTACTACTGGTCACGTTCGCCTGGTAAGTTCGTCAACAAGACCACTGGTGCTGAGGTTCTCCGCAACACTGGCGCTCCTGGCCCGAACTTCACTGGTACGGTTCGTGAGTGGTACGAGACTCTCATTGAGACCATCATCGATGTTGCCAATGAGATTCACCGCAAGACCCTCCGTGGTTCAGCAAACTTCGTTGTTGTTGGTCCGGACGTTGCTACTATCCTCGAGGCTTCGGTTTACTTCAAGCCTAACTTCACCCTCGACGGTGACGGACAGGTTAGCGGCTTGGTCATCGGTGCAGACCGAGTTGGTACTTTGAGCAACCGTTTCACGGTCTACAAGGATCCATACTTCCCACGTAACAAGGTGCTCGTTGGCTACAAAGGCGGCAGCTACCTTGAGACTGGTTACGTATACGCTCCTTACGTACCTCTCATCGTGACTCCTACCATCTTCGCTCCTGAGGACTTCACCCCACGTAAGGGTGTGATGACTCGCTACGGCAAGAAGATGGTTCGTTCCGACTTCTACGGAACTGTTACGTGCCTCGACATGAACGTGATCTAATCTTAGATTAGAAAACATTCGATCTGAAAGGCTCCTTCCGAAAGGTTGGGGCCTTTCTTTTTTTAATTTCAATTTTCTAAAATTTGAAAACAAATCCTCACTGAAAAATTGTCAAATTCTCGATCGTTTAGATACTTACTAGAGACTGCTTTATGAGCAAGGAGAATTGACGTGGCAAGTAAAAGCAAAAAAACAAAGACAAACACATCAAAGAAAGCAACCGAGCCAAGAGCTAGCGGCTTTGTGCCTGTGCCTTCGCTCGAGCCTGAGGTCGAAGCTGATGCGGTTGAGGTTGAAGCACCTGCGCCCGCTCCCGCAGAAGAGCTAGTAGTTGAAGCCGCTCCGGAGCCTCGCGCTAGTGGATTAGTTCCAGAGCCAAAAGAAGAGGAGCCTAAGCCAGAACCTAAGCCTGAGCCTAAGCCAGAACCTAAGCCTGAGCCAAAGCCTGAGCCAAAGCCTGAGCCAAAGAAAGCTGTTGAATGGAAGGCAGTCAGAGCAGCTGTGTATGCTGCCGGCTATGACACAACTGTTTACGGCAGCGATCTTGATAAAGTAGTTGAAACAGCTAGGCTGCACGGCATCGATGCAGTGAGAAGGCTACATTGGCTGGCATCAGCAGATCTTTACGCAGACCTCATTGCTAGATTGATGAAATGAAACAAGAAAAGCTTAATAAATCCGGCAGGTTTGATAAGCTTTATGAGTTATTAGCTCAGCATGAGAAATATGAAACAGCCTGTGAAGTTAAAGCTAAGCTATTTGATCAGATTGCGAAAATAGCTGAGGGCGACTTGGCTCTCGACGAAAAAATGTCTAAAATTTTTGAAGTTGTATCCAAGAATAAAGGAGCCAGTTGTGTCGACAGAAAACAGGGATAACGGCTGGAATGAGTACTCCAGACTTGTGCTGAAAGAGCTAGAGACTTTAGCTGAAGGCATCCAAGCTCTAAATGCTGAGCTGCAGGAAGTTCGAAAGGACATTCTGCGACTCGAAGCAAAAGAGAGCAAAGTTGATGATCTCAAAACCTGGAAGGATAAAGTCGACGAAGTCTATTCTCCGAGCCAGATGAAAGATCTCAGGGACCAAGTTGCTGAGCATGAGAGATTTAAGACCAAAGCAGTCACGATCTTTGCAGTTGTTCAGTTTCTCATGGCCGCTGCACTTTTTTTGGAAAAGATGATTTGATCAAACTTATCGGTCTCGAGATATTTAGTACTTGGAGATCGGCATGAGTAGTTTTCTCAACACAATCAATCCCACTCCGTTCGGCTTCTTTGATACTGATTCAGAGTTTCAAATTGAAGCCGACGCGATGGTTACATTTGTCAAGCGCAAACTCGGCGACGACGTGCTGAGTGTTGAGCTCACCAAGAAACAGATCTGGGCTTGTTTTGAAGAAGCGCTGTGCGAATACGGCTCGCTGATCAACCAATACCAAATCAAGTCGCAGTTGGCAAACTTGCTAGGTTTTCCAACCGGTTCTTTGGAGGGTTTTGAACAGAGATATCCACGAGAGAATCTTGAGTTCATGCTTCGTCGAGCAGAACCATATGCAATGGAAGCCGGCTTGGGTGGTTCTTATGATAGTATTTCGGGATCAATCTCGCTGGTCAGAAACCAGCAAGATTATGACATCTACGATACGCTCAAAGATTCCAACGGCAACTTAATTTTTTCGAGTAGTCTAAACACTTCTAATTCTAAAATGAAGATCATGGAAGTATTTCACTATTCGCCGCAAGCTGCTTACAGGTTTTTCGATACGACTTCTGCAATCAACTATTTGAACAACGAATTTTCTTTTGAGTCTTTTACTCCGGAGACTGTTTTCTATGTGCTGCCAGTTTTTGAAGACATTCTTCGAGGTGGTCAATTAGATCTATCCAACAGGGTTAGAAGATCAAATTACACTTACAAGATTATTGGTCGTAACATAAGAATTTTTCCGACACCTACTCAACACGATCCTTTGAATCTGTTTATGAGAGTGCAGTTCTCGCCAGATCCAATGAATCCAGGCATTCCCGACCCTGCCATCTATGGCGTGTCTAACATGTCCAATGTGCCTTTCGGCAATTTGCAGTTTTCCAAGATAAATTCCGTAGGCCGTCAATGGGTGAGGCAGTATACTCTAGCGTTGGCAAAAGAGTTGTTGGGCTTGGTCCGCAATAAGTTCTCAACTGTGCCTATTCCGGGTGGTGACCTCCAGCTAAATGGTGCTGAGCTAATCTCCCAGGGTCGAGAAGAAAAGGGCAATTTGATCACCAAGCTGTCTGAAATGCTAAACGAACTGACTTACAGCAAGATGCTTGAGGACGAGGCGGGAGCAGCAGAGAGCTTGACCAACATTCTCAAAAAGATTCCCATCCCTAATGGACGGGCAATTTTCATCGGGTAAACGTAGATGGCTAGACTATTTCTAACACCCAGAGAGATCGATTTCATCAACGACATCAACAAAGAAATCATTAAAGACGTCGTTGGTCAAAAGATCTATTACTACACGGTTCGTCCGGACGTGACTGATGTTCACGACGTTTACGAAGAAGCTCCGGACAAGGTCTTTGATCCTCCCATTGAGATCGAAGCTAGAGTGGAGTACCAACCCGAAGACAACCGAATCAATCGATTTGGCGTTGAAGAGTTCTATTCAATCGAAGTCTATCTACACAATAGAGATCTGTTAGATAGAAACATCGATGTTAAGATTGGCGATTACTTCTCTTACGATGCTACATTCTTTGAAATTATTCAGCACCAAATTGAGTCCAACATTTACGGCCAGATTGAGCATGCCATGGGCGTAAAAATCATGGGCCGCCAGGCAAGATTGGGCCAGATTCAAAAAGACCCGAATGGTCCAACATCAGAGAGCTACACAGACCCAGGCTCTGTGCAAGAAACTTTTGTGCAGCAACGCGGATTTGAAGAGAATAGACTTGGCCCAACTGGCGATACTCGAGCGCTGCAAGAAAAAGGTGTGCTCGATGCTCCAATTTCTGGTCCGGCTGAAGTGTCTGAGCGCGGAGATCCGGAAGATGTCGGCTCTGCATTCTACGATGAGAGTTAGCAGATATGAGCACCCGTGAGACATTAGAGGCTAATAGCCAAGGTAACATACCTGTATCTGGAGAGAATGCCACAGATGCCATCCTGGATATCCCCAGCTGCACTATAGAAGATATAGACAGAGGCGTCTTTGATCTGCTGGATAGAGACTTACCGTTGCACTACACTTACAAGAAGCGCACCAAAAGAGTGCCGATCGTGTTTGCATCTGGTGAGAGATTTGCCCTGATAGCCAGAAAGAAACCTCTTCGAGATGTCAACAATGCTCTTATATTGCCAGTCATTTCTGTGATGCGGCAAGGCGTCGACATGAACAACGAAATGGGTTTGGCTTCAAATCAGGCCGTGCCGCATGTAGTTCGCACAAAGCTCTCTCGTAAGGATCCAAAATACCAGAGAATTGTCAACAAGCTTAATCTGAAAAACTCTGATGACCTGCCTTCGTCTGATGCTCTACTACAGTCAGACAAAACACAGCCTCTAGCAGGTGCGAAGCCCGGGCGTTTTGCTACTAGAAGGCCAGGTACCAATGTTCCTCTAGGGGTAAGAAGGGGAGATTTGTTAACTCCTGAGCTGGATGATAACATTTTTGAAGTTACAGAAATGCCACCGGTACAATTTATTACTGCTACTTACGAAGTCACTGTATGGACGCAATATGTTCAGCAGATGAATGACATCATGATGGCAATTGCTTCTAACATGCAGAGCTACTCTGGCAGATCTTTTAGGCTTGAGACTAAAAAAGGCTATACTTTCGTTGCTTACTTGGATTCTAATTTTGATCCTGGTAATAACTTTGATGATTTTACCGACGATGAGAGAATAATCAGAACTAGTTTTACGCTTAAGGTGCCTGGATACCTTTTGGGATCCACCTATAAAGGAGCGCCAAATAGACTAAGAAGAGTGATGTCATCCCCGCAGGTCACATTTGAAGCAAATTTTGTAAATGGAGAAGTAGAATATCCAAACAAAGTTTCAAACATACCTAGTGGTGATTCATCAGATTATCTTTTAGACAATCGCAGTATTGACGCTCCTTTGCCTGGACAGGCAATTGCCGACAGTTCTACATCAGCAACTGATCCTAGGCAGCCTGGAGTTCAAAATTTGGACAAACAAGATACTGCGCTTATTGGAGGCATTACAAACGACATTGTGGCGCATCCGACAAATTATATTAGTGGCTCTGCTGAAAGAGGCGGTAGCGGTACTCCGGAAAGGATACCAGTGGTTGTAACTGAAAAAAATCCATTTTCTGGAGAGAACGAAGAAGAACGTTCTTATTTAAAGACCCGCACCAGCCGAAACGGCGAAACAGTTTACAGAGAGGTCTTTTAATGTCCGGGCAAAAGAATACAACTTTTGCTGGCATTTTTAGATTTCCATGGATACTTACAGTAGAGCTTCGCAAATTAGCAAACAGGAGAAGTCATGGCTGAACAGACATTTAGATCACCGGGATTTTTCGACCAGGAAATCGATCTTTCCGGACGCGTGACACAAGTCAACGGAATTCCGGCCGGCGTGGTTGGCACGGCTGAAAAAGGACCGGCTTTTGTGCCAGTTACAGTAGGGTCTTTTGCGGACTTTGAGACCAAGTTCGGATCATTAGATCCCAAGCGTTTCGGTCCATATGCTGTACAAAAATGGTTAGAAAATAGAACGGCATGCACGTATGTTCGTGTTCTAGGCGCCGGAGCAAATGAGACAGCAACTCATATTGCAAATACGCGTACTGCCGGCATTGTTTCAAATGCAGGTTTTAGAGTTTCCGGAACAGTTTCTGCAGATGGTACTGTTGTCAGCGCAGAAGGCGACGTGCAGTTCATTATTGCAAAGCACAATGCTGTAGCAGATGAAGCATCTGGGTTTCCTGTTTTTACTGATAATGCTAGTGTTGCCAATACAGATGAAATCGGTCTCGTTAGAGGCATGGTCATGCTGGCTTCTGGCACTAGACTTCTTGCGATTAACCACGATGGCAGTTACTCCGATGTTGCAACTGAAGCAACAGTAGGCAGCATTGCTGGTTCCTCACTGTCAGCTTCGAAATATTTCAAGCTCGTTATCAGCTCTTCAGCAGGCGCAACGTTTGGTAACGACGAGTCTCAAGCAGGTATTAGAATTCTATCAGCTTCGCTTGATCCGAACGATGGTGCTTATATTGCCAAAGTTCTAAACACGGATCCTCTGAGATTTCAGCAAGATCAGCACTTACTTTACATGGATTTCGCAGTTGAGCACGACTTGGCGCCTGTAATCGCAGCTGACGACATAGGAAACATTCCAACTGTTGCTATCGTCTCTGGTTCTAGCGATAACAGCGCAAATGATCCTTTGGACAATGCTTTTGAGACTCTGTTTGGACGTTTTGATACAAGATACACAACTCCTAAGACATCAGATTTCATTTCGCAGCCTTACGGCAAAGCAGAATACGATCTTTTCCGTTTCGAAACAATCGACGACGGAGCTTACGCTAACGAAAAGTACAAGGTGTCGATTGCCGGCCTTAAGGCTTCCACTAATGAAAAGCAGCCTTATGGATCATTCGAAGTTCAGGTTCGTTCATTCGAAGACTCAGATGGAAATTCTGCCATCTTGGAACGATATCCTAACTGCTCTCTTGATCCAAACTCAGATCGATACGTAGCTCGTCTAATTGGTGACAAGAAAGTTAGATTTGATTTTGATCAGGAAGATCCAGACGAGAGAAGATTAGTTGTTACGGGCAAGTATCCGAATGTCTCGTCTAGAATTCGCATTGTAATGAACGAGCAAGTAGACAAGGGCCAAGTGCCTAAAGATGCTTTACCATTTGGTTTCCGCGGTATCCCAGTTGTCAAGACAACGGACACGCTTACAGATTCGACGTCTGCTCTATCTTTTGACGGCACGACTTACGGTGGCACTTCGGTTAATAGAATAGCTTATTCTCCAACCGGCGTTACTTCTTCTATCGTGCCTCCTATGCCTTATAGAGTCAAGGTTACTCGAGGTGCAGTGGCTAGTTCTCCTAGCTTCTTGGGAGATCCTGGTGAAGACGAGAGAGTCGACGGTCGTCTGTACTGGGGCGTAAAGACTAATCCAATACCGGTTGATTCTACAACTGATTCTGTGAACGGCGTTGAAAATGCAGCACTTAATGCAAATATTGGCGCTGGAATTAACCCACTCGTTAGGGCATACACTAGATTCCAGGGAATTCAGAAACTGGATACTTTGGTCACCGGCTCTGGTAAGGACGCGTTCAACAACAACAAGTTCACCCTTGCAAGAGTTGCTCTCTACAACGCAGCTTCGACGCTATCTGATGTGACAACTCAGGTGACTGGAACTGCTACTGAGCACATGCTTCAAGCAGCTTACGTAAGAAACGGAATTCCTAATTCTGTTACCTACACTGTAGACGATGGAACACGCGCCAATAGAATTACAATGGCATCGCTGATTGCAACATCTTCAGCGCTGTTCAATCGCTTTACTGGCTTCGCAAAATTTACCAACGTTTTCCACGGCGGATTTGATGGCGTCAACATTCTTGACGAAGATCAGTTCTACTTCCGTGACCGTGCTCTATCGGCAGATACCGGCGGTAAAAATGTCACGCTTCCTGACATCGGTCTTGATGTAAATGTTGCCGGTAGCGGCCGCAGAAATAACCAGGTCTACTCGTTGCAGAAAGGCATTGATATCATCACCAACCCAACGACTTCTAAGATTAACCTCTTGGCAGTTCCTGGTGTGAGAGATGCATACGTGACTGACCACGCTGCTGATGCAACTAAGGGCTACAACTTGGCAATGTACCTCATGGACATTCCTGAGTACGACAAAGATAGCAATCGTCTCTACGATGATTCGGCTGCAAGATCCAGCGTTGATAAGACAATCGCACAGTTCGACGGTCGCCAGGTTGACAACAGCTACGTGGCAACTTACTTCCCGAACGTTGACATTCAAGATAACGTCAACAATCGTGTGGTTGAAGTTCCGCCATCGGTTGCTGCTCTCGGAGCCCTTGGTTTCAACGATAAGACGCAGCAAGTCTGGTTTGCTCCAGCTGGTTTCAATCGTGGTGCTCTTGATTTTGTTACGAATGCTGAGAACAGACTTTCTTCAAATGATCGTGATGATCTCTATGATGCTCGAATTAACCCAATCGCAACCTTCCCGCGGGCAGGCTTCGTTATCTTCGGTCAGAAAACTCTGCAAGTTGCACAGAGTGCTCTTGATCGAATCAATGTTCGCAGAATGATGCTTGATATCAAGCGAAGAATCGGCGGCATTGCTCAGAGATTGGTGTTCGAACAAAACAATGCAACAACCCGAGCTCGCTTCACTGCAGAGGCAGTACAGCAGCTGACAATTGTTCAAGCCGGACAAGGCATCGAGGCCTTCCGGGTTATTTGCGATGATACAAACAACACTGCTGCCGACATTGAGCAGAATCGCATGCGCGGCCAAATTCAGGTCGTGCCGACTAGAGCGGTCGAGTTCATTGCAGTTGATTTCATCGTCACAAATAGCGGCGTTACATTTGAGTAAGAGGATAAATAGAAACAGGCAGGAGAAAAAATGGCAGAGTTAACATTCCCAGTTAGTCCAGGTGTGGTGACAAGAGAAATAGACCTCTCGGGTCCCACTCAGGTTTCGCCGACAGGCGTGCCGGCCGGCGTTGTCGGTACAGCTGTCCGAGGGCCTGCATTTGTCCCTGTGACTGTTGCAACATTTCAAGATTTTATTTCAGTCTTCGGTAACTCAGATGGCGAAAAGTTCGGCCCAATGGCAATGCGTGAGTGGTTGCGCAATGCTGGAGCTGGTACATACGTTCGCGTTCTTGGCGTAGGCGATGGACAAGCTAGAACTACAGCCGGTGATAATATCGGTCGCGTAAACAATGCAGGATTCGTCGTTGGCGCTCGTTTGCCTCAAGACAATGGGCTTCTCGGCGATAACAATAAAGCCGGCACAAAGCAAGGTTCTACTCCTTTGGGCAGAACCCATGTTTTGGCTGCTTTCATGTCGCAGTCAGCTGGATCGACAATCTTTTCAGATGCCGGCATTCAGATCGTTGGCGAAAACAAAGCACAACCAATCGTTCGAGGGTTGCTGTTAGCTCCTTCCGGCGTTGTCTTGGCACTTAGTTCAAACCTAGAATCCAACAACTTGCCTTCAACAACGTTGGCTGCTGCTGGGGCTTTTGGTGCTTCGACTGACGATGCAGGCGGTCCGATAGGAACAATCAATACCACAACACAGGAATTCGTGTTGTTCGCAAATGGTCTTAAGCCAAGTGCAAGATACCAAAACATCTTGACTGCTTCTTTAGATCCGGATGCATCAAACTACTTCGTCAACGTCTTCAACACAGATCCAACAAAGATCGAAGATGCTGGACACTATCTCTATGCTCACTATGATATATCTAAAAACCTAGCAGATGTAACTGGTGACGGAGTCATCGCGGCTGGATCGTGGCCTGACGGAGAGCCTTCGGTTCTATTGCTAACGTCTTCACAAGATCGAAATACTGGTACAGCGACTGGGGCTTCAACGGTTGGAACACCTAACCTTGAAAACTGGGAAGACAGATTCTCAGCTGCTTTCTCGCCTTTCGTGGTTTCACAGAAGTTTGGCGCTAACAACGTCAACTTGTTCAAGTTCCACACACTGTCCGACGGTACCATTGGTTCTGGCGAGTTCAAGATCACTATTGAAAACATCAAAGCATCCAACAAAGCCAATAACAAGTACGGTACGTTCGATGTCTTGGTTCGTCGCTTCTTAGACAACGATCTCAACCCTGAGGTTGTCGAGTCTTTCCGAGGTTGCACACTGGATCCGACTGCTGACACTTATGTTGCCAAGCGCATCGGTGATCGCCACACTTACTTCGATTTCGATGCTGCTACCGGTGCCCAGAAGATCGTGGTTGAAGGCGACTATCCAAATGTTTCTAACTTTATTAGAGTTGAGATTAGCGATGCTCTTGATCGCGGTGCTGTTGATGCGACTGCACTGCCGACTGGTTTCCGCGGCCTGTACCACTTGGTAACATCTGGTACGTCAGACACGTCATCCATCTTGACCGGATCGTTCACGACCTCTGAGGCTAGCAGCGAAGCTGGTATTACTGAAGACACCATGGCTCAGGTTGTTCAGCCTCCAGTGCCAATGCGTGAAACTCTTGCAGTCGGCGTTTCGCCTCGCAAGAACGTGCAGAATGCATTTACATGGGGTGTGCAGTTCGAAAACAAGGATTCGATTACC